AAAAACATGACATCAAAACGAGAACAGGCCTTAGCGGGCCTTTTTTTATGCCTGCAAAATGGGATGAGCGGCGTTGCGGTTTTAAGGAATGAGCCATTGCCCACCAAAATTCCTGCATCAGGATTGCTCATTTTGCGTGACGGCGATGCGGGCGAGCCTGAAATAACGCTTTCCCCAACCAGATATCACTATGCTCATGTCGCAGAACTGGAGGTGCTGGTTCAAAAGCCAAAAACCGATGAACGTGACGCGGCATTAGATGAATTTCTGGTCGCGCTGGGGGATGTTCTCGGCGCTGATGCAACGCTCTCAGGTGCGGTGGATTACATGTCCATTGGATCACCTGAATTTTTAACCGAAACCGTGGAAGGTGCGCCCGCCATTAAGGCGGCAGTTGTGCCGATCATACTCGAATACACAACACTTAACCCACTTTCGTGAAATGCCTTTTGGCCTGCAAATCAATATCTACTGCGCTTCCGCTGCTCACGTATAAATTTATACGCTCCGCTGCGGTTCTCGTAGCCATTGATTTTCGGCTCAAAATTCAAATTCACGATAAACAATAAAGGAGAAACAGAATATGTCACGCGCTTACGGGTGGAATGCCCGCATGTTACTTGGTTTTGAAACCACCTATGGAACACCCCCGAATGCGGGGGCTTTTCATGTCATCCCCTTTGTGTCCTCAGATTTGGACTCGGCGCAAGGGTTGATTGAATCCAATGTTCTGGGGTTAGGTCGTGATCCGACTGCGCCGTTTCAGGATGTGATCAACGTGGATGGCGATGTCGTTGTGCCGGTTGATCTTCGCAATATCGGCTTATGGCTCAAAGCCATGTTTGGCGCACCAACCACCACAGGCGATGATCCTTATACCCATGAATTTAAATCCGGTGCGATCACTCTGCCCAGTATGGCCGTGGAAGTTGGTTTACCTGAAATCCCTGACTTCCCACTATTTACAGGTGTGCGTGCCAACAGCATCGCCTTTAATTTTGCCCGATCTGGTGAGGCACAAATCACTGTTGGTTTAATCGGTCAGGGTGAAACCACTCAGTCGGTAACGCGTGATGCCAACCCGAGCCAAGCGGATTACACACGCTTTTCACAATTTCAAGGCTCGGTCAAACAAGGTGAGCAAGCACTGGGGAACGTGACATCAGCGGCGCTCACCTATAGCAACAATCTGGAGCGTATCGAAACCATCCGTGATGACGGCAAGATTGATGGCGTTGATCCAGGCGTTGCGTCTTTAAGCGGGAATATCACCGTGCGCTATGCCGATACTACATTGATGGATGCGGCGCGTGCCGGCACACCGATTGATCTGGAATTGTCCTATATCATCGATGCCAATCGCCAGCTTGTCATTGAATGCCACGAGGTTTATTTGCCGAAGCCGAAACGATCCATTTCAGGGCCGAATGGCATTGAAGCCTCTTACGATTATCAAGGCGCTAAAGATGCCGTGCTGGGCAACATGGTCACAATCACCCTTATCAACGATGTGGAGACTTATTAATGTTAAAACTCAATATCCAAACCGAAGCCTATTGGCTTGAACTTGGTTTGGGCGTGAAAGTAAAAGTGCGCCCATGCACCAGCCCGATTTTTTATGCCGCGCGTGCATTCATGAACAAGCGTTTGACGGAGCTTGGCGCGGAATACCGTAAGCGCAAAGAGATTGGCGCACCTATCGATGATCTGCCCGATGTTGAAAACCCAGAAATCAGTGAGGCATTAGCTGAAGAATATCTGGCGCGCGGTCTTGCCCGTGCGGCCATTATTGATTGGGAAGGCATTTTGGAATCTGACGGTGACGCAAAAGCGCCTGTCACTCCTGAAAAGATTGATGAACTGATGACAGGGTTTTGGTCAATCGCTGCCAGTTTTTCTCAGCAATATACAGGCGTGCGGGAGCTGATCGAAGCTGAAAAAAAAGACTTGAGCGCCGCGCCGAATGGTACTTCGGAGACGGCGCAGGATATTGCGGAAACTGCCCCCAAACGTGCGAAGACTGCCCGTTCGAAGAAAACAGCCCGCAAAGCCTAGAGGGTTTTCAAGCATGGGATATTGCCGTTCGCATATCCCCTCAAATCAGAAACAGCTTTCCCTTATCTGAAGCCTTAAGTCTGGCATCCGCGCTGGGCTATGACATGGCGGTGATGGGAGAGCTTTTGCCCGCATTATCAACCGGTATCACCAAAGCCTTGATGGCACATAAGGAATAATAAGACCAAAATGCGTTCACAAAAAAACATGTCGATCCGCCTTGCCGTGGTAGACGGGAAAAAGGTTGAGGATACCTTTTCTCGCATCGGACGCACGGGGGAACAGGCTTTTGAGCGCATTGAGCGTTCAATCCTGCCGTTTTTACAAATGCACCACGCTTTCATACAGGAGGTGTTGTCGGGAATGAAGTACCAATTATCGCCAAACAAGGTGAAGCCGTCTTTACGCCAGGGCAGATGAAATTGTTGGGCGGTGCATTACAATCCAAACCGAATGTGAATGTGTCTGTACGGGTTGAAAATAATGCCAGCAATGCTCAAGCCAGAGCTGATGTCAGTCGTGACAGCGGGGGCAACATGGACTTAAAAGTCATCATCGAGGAAGTGGAAGGCAATCTATCGCGCAACATCGGACGTGGTGAAGGTTTAGCGCCAACGCTTGAAAGGCGTTATGGCCTCAATCCTGCGGCGGGGAGTTATCGTTAAATGAGTGACATTATATGGCCATCAACATTGCCTTTGCCAACGGTACAAGGCTACGGCGTTCAGCCTGGGGAAGCGATTTTACGCACCGAGATGGAGGCTGGCCTTGCTCGTCAACGTCGCCGTTTTACCGATGTGCCAACCAAGGTATCCGTGCGCTGGATTATGCGGCGGGATCAATATGCCATTTTTGAAGGCTGGTATCGCTGGCATGCCCGCGAGGGGGCGAGCTGGTTTACAAACGGCGAACGCACTTAACCTGCCCACCAATATTAGCGGTCAGGCAGGCAAATTGCTGGCGGTCAAACAAGCCGAAGATGGGTTTGAGGTGATTGAATCCGTGGGCGTGTTTTACGGCCTGCGTGCCGATGGCTCAAAGCTCACCGCCATCACAGGGCAAGGCACATACAACGCCAATGATTTTGATACATGGTTCATAACGCTGCCGGGGGTGGATTTCAACATTAACGAGGATGGCCACCTCATCATCAATATTTAAGCAGGAGGCAAATTAAATGACACAAATTGATCTTGGCAATATCCGCATTAACTGGCGCGGAGCCTATAACAGCGCTGGTAATTACGTGCGCCATGATGCCGTTTCCTACCAAGGTTCAAGCTATATCGCCAAACGCAGCGTTTCAGCCGTCACACCCGTTCAAGGCGATGATTGGGATTTGATGGCGGCGGGTACGGATCAGCTCACCCAAGAGGGCGATCTACTGATCCATAATGGCGCTATTCCTGCCCGTCTTGCCAGAGGCGGTAATGCTCAAGTGTTACAGATGGTAGGCAATCAACCTGCTTGGCGCGATCAGTCTCTTGATCCCTCCCGCCGTGTTTGGAAACTCGCCAAGGTGAACGGCATGGGCGGTTGGTACACGCGGGTTTATCTCATGGCTGATGGCACGATCAAAGCCTGTGGCTATGGCGGTAATTATTCTAATGGGGATTCTAATGGCTCGCATGTTTATACGCCAAAGCGTGTGGCAATGGATGATCCGGATGTGCGCTTTGTCGATGTGTTCTCAGGTGGTATGCAGCATTATGCTTTGACCGCCGATGGTGAAGTCTGGTCATGGGGATTTAACAATTACGGACAGCTAGGACATGGCAACACCGTTAATTTGGCAGTGGCCAAGCGTATTGAGTATTTTGTTCAAAACAATATCCAAATCGCCAAAGTCATTCCCGGTCGCCCGAATTATTACGATCATGCCTGCGCTTATTTCTTAACCACTGATGGCCGTGTTTATGCCTGTGGGATTAACAGTAACGGTAATCTGGGCAACGGGACATCCGCCAATCAATATACCCCCATTCGTTGCGGAGCGTTGACCAATATTATCGATGTCGCGACTTCGGGTTTGCCCCATACGACATATGCTGTTCAAGATGACGGCTCACTCTGGGTCTGGGGCTATAATGGCTATGGACAACTTGGCCTAGGGGATACGACCAATCGGGAAACTCCAATTTTGCATCCCGCATTTAATAATGTGATCAAGGCACTACCATCTTGCGGGTACAACACCGCTGGCTCTGGCCCGACAGGCTTCGGCGTTATTTTGTTGAGCAATGGTACAGTATGGAGTTCTGGTTATAACGGCAATGGTGAGCTGGGCTTGGGTGATACCACACAAAGAACAAGCTTCACGCAAATTGCGCTACCAGCCGTTACCTTCACAGATATTTTTGTGGGCGATGGTCGCTATGCAAGCGGTGGCGGCATTACCGATCAGGGTGAAGTTTATCTCTGGGGGTATAACGGCTACGGCCAGATGGGAACGGGTATGCTTGTCCATAACCATACGATATACAGTTGCTTTTTTTGA